GAACTAGTATAATTAGAAGGTGTATAGTCGATACCTAACTAAATTTCCGGATGGTTACAATCCGAGCAGACAGCAAATTGATCTTATCAAACGAGTAGAGGATGCTTATGCTAAAGGTTACAAATATGTAATCTGCAGTGCACCTACAGGCTCTGGTAAAAGTTTTATGTCGAAAACATTAGGTAATGTTTCGAATCAATGCACATCGGAGTTCAAAGAACTAATAACATCATACAAAGCTTTTAAACAAGACTTTGCAGGTAACTACTCAAGCGAAGTTGAATGTCTACAACAGCCACCGTTCGGGACATTTGCTCTCACTATTACAAAGAGCTTACAAGATCAATATCAGAAGCTATTTGATGATACTTCTCTACTCAAAGGCAAGTCGAATTATCAATGTCAAGTAGACACAAACGTAGATGTAGAAAATGCGCCGTGTATGTTGGCGCCGAAGTTTAAAGAAGAGTGCTGGTCTAAAAACATTTGTCCGTATTACAACGCTCGTAACAAAGCATTAATAGATGAGTTTAGCGTGCTAAACTATAAGATGTTTTTATCTCTTCCAGGACACGTTAAGAGAAAAAACTTTCTTGTTTGCGATGAAGCTTCAGAACTTGAAGATGAATTGGTAAAACATTTTTCTGCTTTTATAGACCCGGATAAATTAAAACTACTCGGTTTAAAAATACCGTACTTGTATACGAATGAAATGGAAGGCGTATATAAGTGGTTAAACCTTATTATCGTAGCGGTCGGTGAACATGTAGAAATGTTAATGTCCAAACATAATAATAAAAACACCACACTTAATATTAACGATAAAATTAAGTTAAATTATTTTAAAAATCTTCATCGCACACTTAATCTTATCGATGAAACGTGGAGTAAATGTGAATATATCTGTCAACGTGAAGGTAAGACTGTTAGAATAATGCCTTTGAGAGTTAACGCTCTTTCAAAGAGCATTTTTGATTACGGTGAAAATATTCTATTAATGTCCGCTACAATTGTGGATCATAAAAACTATGCAAGTAGTCTAGGCATTACTGACTACAAATACATAGAGGTGGATAGCACTTTTGATAGTAATAAAGCACCTATTTACGTTTCAGTGCATAATAAACTTAATAAGTCTAATATGCCAAAAATGCTACCACATATTGTCTCTCAAATTGAAACAATTTGTGAAAGCCATAAAAACGAAAAGGGTATTATTCATACACATACAAATCAAATAACTGAATATCTTAAGAAGCATTTAAAAGGTGATAGATTTTTATACCGAGACGCAGAATCAAAAAATGAATCAATATTATCTAAGCATTGCCGTTCGACCGAACCAACTTGTTTAGTAAGCCCGTCAATGGCTTTCGGTATTGACCTGAAAGACGAATTAGCCAGGTTTCAAATTATAGTTAAAGCTGCATTCTTACCTTTAGGTGATAATAGAATAAAAAGACTATTCGATGAAGATAAAGTTTGGTATACAAATAAGATGCTAATTAATCTTGTACAAGCTTGCGGTAGAGGTATAAGAAGCAAAGATGATTACTGCGTAACTTATATCTTAGACGGTAATATCTATGAATCAGTTATTGCTAATAAACATAAACTACCTAAACACTTTATTGATAGATTCGTATAAATATAAATGTGGTAACGTTTCAAAATTTTTATAACGAAGGATTTAAAGAAAAGATAGGATTCTTAGGAATGTTAGCTTCTTTAGCTTTCTCTACACCTCTTTTATCTAAAAGTGTCGAGCCAATTTTCAATCAACTATCAAGACATGAAGGTGTAAGAAACAAAGTTTATTTAGATAGTAAAGGCATACCAACCGTCGGTATTGGATTCAATTTACAGGATCCCGCTAATAGACGAGTTTTAGCTCAATATGGTATAACAAATGAAACATTAAAATCAGGTCTCTCAGACAGACAAATAAAAATATTATTTGAAGAAAGTTTAAAGAGAGCTAAATTAGATGCTTTAAAGTTTTTACCAGATTTATACAAACACCCTGTTAAGGTTCAGAACGCTGTGATTGATATGGCTTTTAATTTAGGTTATCCAAGACTATCTAAATTTAAAGATTTCAGGAATTCACTAAACCAGAGAAACTATAAACAAGCATCAAAAGATATGCTTAATAGTTTGTGGGCAAAGCAAGTCGGTAAAAGAGCTACTTATTTAGCCGACCTCGTAAAGTCTTCTTAATTTTTTTTACCTTGCGTGGTAATCTGAAAATAGGGTGATGCATTTTTGTGTTTGTATCACCCCAAAAACCGCTTGCAGCATCCGTCGTACCTGTACTTTGATTTTGGTTAAAGAGTGGGTTTTGAGATCCAAAGTCTCTTGCTCTTTTAGCTGTTATACGCCTTTTTGAATCAAAAGGCGCTCTGAAATCTTCTTTAACTACTTTTTCTTTTTTTTTATATTCTTACTAACAGCCTCACGTCTCTTCTTTAAATACTTGTCTGTATTATCGACCTTACCGTCGTTGTTCACATCTGAATCTTCTTTACCGACGGGATCAAGTTTAGCTTTCTTCTTAGCTTCCGTTAAATATTGTTCGACCAATACATTGAATTTCATATTATTATTTATATAATCACCCCATGGTTAAAAGCAAAAAGTTGACATGCGTTATTACAGGTAAAACTGCATCTTACGCAGGTCCAGAAGAAAAGATTTATATTTGTAAAGAGGCTAAAGCTTTACTTAAAAAAGGCTATAAAATTAAAGATGTCAGAAAATTACTTGACGTCCCGTTAGACGCAGATGATGTTCCTAAGGATATTGTAGATGCTATTGAAAAAGAATATCAGAAAACATCTATTAAGGTTAACGATACTAACAGCCAATCGTTAAGCACTATTTCAACTCTTACCTATGATAAGTCAGATGAAGATGTTGAAAAATTTATTAAAACATTTATACTTAAAAAGACATGATAGACATAGATTTAGTTAATAAGCCGTTTGATTTTAAAAATTATTGTATTGCAACTCAAGATGAATATCCTATGTTATTTTTAGGGTTTGTTATCAAAAACCAATACGACGACCTTAGAATACAGTTATCAGAAAAGTATAATCCTATAAGTTTCATTCATTTTTCAAAAGATAGAAAAACGTTTACTGCGCTGAAAGGTATCAAACTAACATCTAACGATAATGTCGCTAAACTTTCTAGGCAAATAGAACTTCAAGAAAAGGTAGTAATGAATCTCGTTGTTTATGAAAACCTGTTAAATCAGTTTGGTTTTGCTTGCAAAGAAACTTATTCTTATTTTTCACCTGGCGTATATCCTATCGATTTTAATAATCTAAAATCTGTTTGCATAGACAGATTCAATACAGATAAGAAAATTTTCCAGCACTTACTCAATATCGATGAAAACGTTTTTGAGTTTCAAAAATTTTCTTCAATGAAATTGTTTGTACTTACAGTATAAAAAACAAAAAAACCTATAAATAATAAACCATGATTTTCGACGAACAGATTTCTCGCAAACCTAACTTGTATCCTTGGACAGAGGAGTTTATTGAATCCATGCATAACGGGTTCTGGACTCATAAAGAGTTTAGTTTTAAGTCCGATGTGCAGCAGTTCAAAGTTAAACTAACAGATCAAGAACGCGAAATCATAATCCGTACTCTTTCTGCTATCGGTCAAATAGAAGTCGCAGTTAAGACTTTTTGGGCTAAATTAGGAGAAAATTTACCACATCCTGCTCTACAAGACCTCGGCTATGTAATGGCAAATACAGAGGTTATTCATAATAACGCATATGAAAGACTTCTTACTGTCTTAGAACTAGAAGATATTTTCGAAGAAAATCTAAAACTAGAATGGATACAGGGCCGGGTAAAATACCTCAAAAAGTATACTCATCGTTATTATAAGGATACAAAAAAGCAATACCTATACGCACTTATTCTATTCACTCTTTTTGTTGAGAACGTTTCTTTGATGAGTCAGTTCTATATCATTAATTGGTTCGCCCGTAACAAGAACGTTTTAAAAGATACTGACCAGCAAGTTAAGTATACTCGTAACGAGGAAAATATTCATGCGCTTGTTGGTATGAAAATTATCAATACTATTAGAGAAGAATATCCTGAATTATTTGATGAAGAGCTAGAAAAGAAAGTACTATCAGAAGCTTTAGAAGCATATAATAGTGAAGCAAAAATCGTAGACTGGATGGTCAACGGTATTAAAGAAGACGGTTTATCTGCAGCTCACTTAAAAGAGTTTATCAAAGATCGTATCAATGAGTCACTTAAAGGTATTGGATTCCCACCTGCTTTTAAATTAGACGAAGAGCTTTTAAAAGAGACAAAATGGTTTAATGAGGAACTTCTTGGTAATAATATGACTGACTTCTTCCATTCACGCCCCGTCGAATATTCAAAGAAGTCTAAATCTTTCTCCGAATCAGATCTCTTTTAAAACATGGAAACAAAAAATTGCTATTGGCTGAATAAAGATTCACGTAAATTTCTCAGTCGTGGATACCTTTTAGAAAATGAAACTGCAGAGCAGCGTATTAGCGATATTGCTAAAACAGCTGAAGATTATCTTAATCTAAAAGGGTTTGCAGAAAAGTTTGAAACTTACATGTATAAAGGGTTTTACTCTCTTTCGTCCCCTATCTGGGCTAACTTTGGACGTAAAAGAGGTTTACCTATATCTTGCTTTGGATCGTATGTAGATGATGATATGGATGATATTTTGTATAAAATATCTGAAGTTGGTACAATGTCTAAAGCTGGAGGAGGTACATCCGGTTATTTTGGCGATATTCGTCCTAGAGGTGCACCTATTGGATCTGGCGGCGAGTCAACCGGCGTTCATCACCAACTTACTGTCTTCGAGTCATTAACTGACTATATTTCGCAAGGTAATGTAAGACGTGGCTCTTTTGCTGCTTACTTACCTATCGATCATAAAGACATTGAAGAGTTTCTTAATATTAGAAAAGACGGCGACACTATTCAAAATCTTTCTATCGGTGTTTGTGTGGGTGATGACTGGTTAAGAAGTATGGTAAACGGCGATAAAGAAAAGCGTCGTATTTGGGGTCTAGTCATCAAAAAGCGTTTTGAATCTGGCTACCCTTACATATTTTTTACTGATAATGCAAATAGACAGGCACCGAAAGTTTACAAAGACAAGGGTTTAAAAATATATCATAGTAATCTTTGTACAGAAATTATGTTATCAAACGGTAAAGATGAATCATTTGTTTGTGATTTATCTTCACTCAATTTTGAAAAATATGATGAGTGGAAAGAAACGGATGCTGTTGAAACGTTAGTTTATTTCTTAGACTCTGTAATGACAGAGTTTATCAACAAAACAGAAAAAATGGTCTTCATGGCTAATCCAAGAAGGTTTGCAATTAATCAAAGAGCTTTAGGTATCGGAGCTTTAGGCTGGCATACCTATCTTCAATCAAGAATGATTAGTTTTGAATCGTTGGAAGCAAAACTCCTCAATACTGAAATTTGGAGATTTGTTCGTAGAAAGGCAGATGAAGCAACCGAGCAAATGGCAAAAGAATATGGTGAACCGCCATTGCTCGTAGGGTATGGTAGACGCAATGTAACTACACTTGCAGTTGCTCCAACGACTTCAAGTTCTTTTATCCTTGGCCAAGCTTCGCCTTCTGTTGAGCCTCTTAACTCGAACTATTTCACAAAAGATTTAGCTAAAGGTAAATTTACATACAAAAATCCGTACCTTGAAAATCTTCTAGAAAAGAAAGAAAAGAATACAGAAACTGTTTGGAAGTCAATCCTTGTTAAAGGTGGGTCTGTACAACACTTAGATTTTCTTTCTGAAGACGAAAAGAACGTATTCAAAACATTCGGTGAAATAAGTCAAAAGGAAATTGTTATTCAAGCGGCTACAAGACAGAAGTTTATCGATCAAGGTCAATCATTAAACCTTATGATACCGCCTGATACAAAGCCTAAAGATGTAAACGAACTTATTCTATACGCTTGGGATATGGGTATTAAACCTTATACTACCAACGTTCAGC